GTTTTGATTCAGCCGCGCAGCTCTCTCGCAATGGTTGACAAATTGGGGCGGTTAACGCCCCGGGCCATTGCCTTCGGGCCCTTCCGGCATTAATCTGTTAACTATGAGCAGAATCATCACCAAAGCCGAGCTGGCGCGCTGGGCCGGAGTCTCCCGGGCCGCCGTGACCAAAGCATGCAAGGGCCCGCTGTACGACGCGTCGGACAGTAAGGGCGTGGACGTGTCGCACCCGCTGGTTCGGGAGTGGCTACGCGCTCACGACGTCCAGGAGCTCCCCGCCGAACCCGACCCCGTAAAGCCGGTACCGAAGAAACGGCAGAAAGCGATGGCCCGGGACAAGACGACGCCGGCCCGCCCGCCCGATCCGCCGGCCGCCGCACCGACGACGACCAGCAACGAAGTGCCGTATGAGCTCCGGGACCTGGAGAACATGACGGTGCGCGAAGTGGTCATGAAGTTCGGGAGCGTGGACGGGTTCAAGCGGTTCGTGGATTCGCTGAAGAACATTGCGGAGTACAAGCACCGGGAACTTCGCGTCCGCCAGCAACGGGGCGACCTGATCGAACGGGAGAAAGTGGCCGGGCTGGTGTTCCCGCTGATCGACGTTGCCTTCGCCCGCCTGGTGTCGGACGTGCCGGAGTCGGTCAGCAAAATGGTGGTGGCCCGGTGCGAAGCGGGCGGCCCCGAAACGACGGCCGACGTTACGGCCCTTATTCGGGACGCCAACAGCCGGGTCCTGAAAAACATGAAACAAAGCGCGGCGCGCCTGGAGTTCCTGAACGATGCAGATTGAGCAACGGCGCCTCGCCGACCTGAAAGACGCAAAGCACAACAGCCGGACGCACTCCGTCCAGCAGGTGGACCAGATCGCCGCCAGCATGCGGGAGTTCGGATGGACGAACCCGATCCTGATCGACGAGCACGACGAAATCATAGCGGGCCACGGCCGGAAAATGGCCGGGCTACAGCTGGGCAAAGAATACGGGCCGTGCGTCGTTTTGGCCGGGCTCACCGACGCACAGAAACGCGGGTACCTGATCGCCGACAACCAGTTGCCGCTGAACGCCGGATGGAACCTGGGCGCGCTAAAAGCGGAAGTCGAAGCCCTGCAGGATCTTGATTTCGATATCGACGTTCTGGGCTTCGATCCGTCGTTCCTGGATGAATTGCTGGCGGACGCGTTGCCGCCGACCCCGCCACCGCCGCCCGCCGAAGAGGCCGCCGACCCCGTCACGGTTGAGGGCGATATCTGGTTGCTGGACGGCCACCGCGTCATGTGCGGCGACTCTACCAGTATTGACGCCGTCGCCCGCCTAGTCGGTGACGAGCGAGCCGCCCTGTTGCACGCGGATCCGCCCTGCGGCATGGGCAAGCAAAAAGACGGGGTCCAGAACGACAACCTGTACAAAGAGAAACTGGACGAGTTCCAGCTGGAGTGGTGGGGCGCCTGGCGGACTTTCCTGACCGACAACGGCAGCGCGTATATCTGGGGCAACGCGCCCGACCTATGGCGCCTTTGGTACGCGGCCGGCCTGGAGTCGTCCGAAGAGTTCGCGTTCCGCAACGAAATCGTGTGGGACAAAAAGAGCATACCCGGCATGAAGTCGGACCTGGTGACGCAGTACCCGGAAGCAACCGAGCGGTGTTTGTTCTTCCAGTTCGGTCCGCAGTTCCTGGGCAACGTAAACAGCGACCAGTATTGGGATGGTTGGGACGAAATCCGGCTGTACCTGGAGGCCGAAGCCCAGGCCGCCGGGCTCACCGCCAGCAAGTGCCGGGAGGTTACCGGGGTGCAGATGTTCGCGCACTGGTTCAGCAAGTCGCAGTGGTCGATGATCAACGAGAAGTACTACGGCATGCTGGCGGACGCGTTGCCCGGGCACTTCGAGAAACCCTACGCCGAACTGCGGTCGGTCTATGAGCGGTTGAAAGGCGGGTACCGGAACCACGTTAACGGAATCCAGGGGGGCATGCGGGCCTATTTCGATAACGCGCACGAAGCCATGCGGGACGTGTGGGAGTTCCCGCGCGTGACAGGTCACGAAAGGCACGGACACGCAACACCGAAGCCGGTGGAGATGATGCAGCGCGTCATGCGATCCAGTCTTCCGCGCGGCGGGCTTTGCCTGGAGCCGTTCTGCGGGTCCGGTTCGACGCTCATGGGCGCGGAGCTCACCGGCCGGCGTTGCTACACTATGGAGATCACACCGGCCTACGTCGACGTAACGGTTCGCCGTTGGCAGGATTACACCGGCAAGAAAGCCGTACACGCAGAGACAGGGCGCCTATTCGATGACTGTTCTTCGTGACCTGTTAAGCAAGACAGGCGACGAAGTGGCCGCACTATCGAAAGAGTCGGACTCGGAAACCCAGGCGGCGGTCATGTTCCTGTTGTCGAAGATCAAGGCCAAGGACCACCGCGCCCTGATCCGGTACCTGGAGCAAGAAAACGCCCTGGACGCGATCCGCTCCGACTTCGAAGAGCACCGCCGCCGCGACGTCGGCACCCTGACCCGGCTGATTCAGACCCAGGCCCGCACCCTGACGCTGGCCGGTCTGGTGTCGATCATATTCATTCTGCAGACCGTTTCCGCTGGCGAACCGCTCCGCCTGAACTTCAAACAGCGGGCCGCGATCACCGAAGAGAACCACGAAATACCCAACGACGATGACGCATGGCTGGCGGCCCAGGTCATGAAGTTGACCGACGAGAAGTTGTCTATCAAGCCGTCGGAATGGGCCGAAACCAAGCGATACCTGCCGCCGTCCGTGACCAGCATGCCGGGCTTCTATTCGTACGACGTGGCCCCGTTCCTGAAAGAGATAGCGGACTGCCTGGCGGTCGATTCGTACGTCCGGGAACTGGACGTTATGAAGGGCGCGCAGATCGGCGCGACCGTCGGCGTCCTGGAGAACGCTATCGGCTACCTGATCGACCATGTGAAGTCGGCCCCGGTCATGCTGTTGACCGCGGATTCCGAACTGGCGCAAATTCGGGTCGAATCCTACATAACGCCAATGCTCCAATACTCGAACCTGTCGCACTTGATCCGGTCGTCTGACGAAAGCAACAAGCGAAAAACGGGCAAGACAAAGACCCGACTCGAGTGGGCCGGCGGTGGGTTCCTAGTGCCGTTCGGTGCGCGCAACGCGGACAAGCTGCGGTCGATATCCATTCAGGTATTGCTGGAAGACGAGGTCGACGCCTTCCCGGATAAGGTGGGCAAAGACGGCGACCCGCAAAAGCTGGCGGAAGCGCGGACCAAGGCCTACTTTGAGACGCGCAAAATTGCCCGGATCAGCACGCCGCTGATCGCCGGCCGAAGCCGGATCCAACGCGGGTACCTACGGGGCGACCAGCGCAAGTTCTTCGTGCCGTGCAAGAATTGCGGCGAAGAGCAGGTGCTTGTATTCCAGGGCGGCCGGAACAACAGCGACGAGAAGCCCTACGGGCTCATGTGGGACACGACCGACGAAGGCGCGCTGAAGCCCGGTTCGGTTCGCTACGTATGCCGGTTTTGCCAGCACCCGCACCGCAACAGCGACAAGGCGTGGATGCTCCCGCGCGGGCGCTGGAAGCCGACGGCCACGGGACGCGACCCGGAGCACCGGAGCTACCACATTTCGGCATTGTATTCGCCGGTCGGCATGTTCCCGTGGGATGCGGTGGTCCGGGACTGGCTGGAAGCCTGGGACGAAGACAACAAAACCGTGCGGGATGTCGGGCTCTTTCAGGAGTTCTACAACAACATTCTGGGCGAACCCTTCGAAGTCCAGGGCGCGCGGATCCGCTTTTCTTCCGTGTCGGCGCACCGCCGGCCGGTCTATCGGCTGGGCGAAATCCCCAACAAGTACGCCGCGCAGTATTCCGGGTCGCCTATTCTGTTCGTTACGTGCCAGGTGGACGTGCACAAAAAGAATCTGGCCGTGGCCGTCATGGGCTGGACGCGCGACGCGCGTTGCTACCTGATCGACTATCAGCGGTTCGAAGTGGAAAGCGGCGAAGATGACTGCAGCGAAATTGGTTCGCCAGTTTGGGGGCGGCTGCAGGCGCTGTTGGAAGAAACGGTCTACACGGCGGACGACGGCAAAAAGTACGCCATCGCGCTAACGCTGATCGACGCCGGCTACGCGAACGACACCGTGACCACGTTCTGTTCGTCGTACGCTGGCGGCGTCTATCCGATCCTGGGCCGGGAGCGGCCCGGCAAAAACCAGACCATCAAAGAGTTCGCCCAGTTCCAGACCCAGCAGGGAACGTACGGGTACCGCATTTTGGTCGATCACTACAAAGACCGCCTGGCGCCCGTGCTCCGCCGGGAGTGGGTCGAAGACGCCGGCCAGCAAAAGCGGTACCACTTCAATGCCCCGGTCGACCTGGGCGACAAAGAACTGAAAGAGCTAACGGCGGAAGTTCGCCGAGAGAAGCAAGACGAGAACGGCAACGTGTCGTACTACTGGCACCGACCGGGCAACGCCCGCAACGAACTTTGGGACCTTCTGGTCTACGGGAACGCGGCCGTGGAGATCATCGCGTGGTCTATCTGCATCCAGCACTTCGAACTGGAAACCATTGACTGGCCGCAGTTCTGGGACTACATTGAGCAGGAGAAACCCTATTTTGACTGACCACCCCGCAGCGAGAAAGCGACGATGTAATGGACCGCGCATACCTTCAAGGGCGAATCACGGCCACCAAGGCGCTGATCGAGGCGTACGAAACGGCCGTCACTGAACTGGGCGTCGCTGGCGGCGTCCAGTCTTACACGTTGGACACGGGACAGTCGCGCCAGACTGTCACCCGCGCGGACATTCCCGCCCTAAATCGCATGATTGACAGCCTTTACAACCGCCTGGCAACGCTTCAGGCGCGCTTGTACGGCGGCACCGTAACAGCGAGGCCGGCATGGTAAAGAAGCCCAGCATCCTGCAGCGCGCGGTGAACGCGGTATGGTACGCGACGCACCCCGACGCGCAGCCCAGCGGCCCGGCGTACCATAGCGTGGACGACCTGGACCCCTGGACATACGCGGGGCAGACCCAGTTCGCCGGGTTCGAGAATTCCATTTTTGACGGCGGCAAGTTTGCCGGCGGGTTCGGCAACACCCAGATCCAATGGACCGACTACTGGACGTTGCGCGCCCGGTCGGCCCAGCTGTTCAACGAAAACCTGTACGCCCGCGGCCTTATCCGCCGTCTCATCACCAACGAAATCAACACCGGCCTGGCTCCGGAGTGCGCCCCGGATGAAGAAGTCCTGGGGCTGGAAGAAGACAGCCTGAACGATTGGAGCGAACAGGTCGAAAACCGTTTCGGCCTTTGGTGCAAAAGCCCGAAGGTGTGCGACTGGAAGCGGGAGGCGACCTTCGGCGCGATCCAGCGGGCAGCCCGCCTGGAGGCCCTGGTGTGTGGCGATGTTCTGGTCGTACTACGCCAGAACCCGCGTACCCGCTTGCCGATGGTTCAGCTTGTCAGCGGCAACAGCGTCCACACTCCGATCGGCAACGACACGCCCCGGCTACGCCAGGGCCACGAAATCCTGCACGGTGTCGAGTTCGACGCGCAAGGGCGCCAGGTCGCGTTCCACGTCCAGCAAAAGGACGGCAGCTATAAGCGCGTGCCGGCATACGGCGAAAAGTCCGGCCGGCGTCTGGCCTGGCTGGTCTACGGCACGGACCGCCGCCTGGACGACGTCCGCGGGCAGCCGCTGTTGTCGATCGTCCTGCAATCCCTGAAAGAGATTGACCGCTACCGGGACAGCGCCCAGCGCAAAGCCGTGATCAATTCGATCATGGCCATGTTTATCAAGAAAGGCGAAGACAAGCCGGGCACACTACCCATGACCGGCGGCGCGGTCCGGCGTGATCGTGTCGAAGTCAGCGACAACACCACCAAAGGCACCCCGCGCCAGTTCAACATCGCCAACCAGATCCCGGGCCTGGTGATTGAAGAGCTCCAGCACGGCGAAGAGCCCGTGGTAAAAGGCGGCGAAGGCACCGACGTTAACTTCGGCACGTTCGAAGAGGCGATCATCCAGGCGGTGGCCTGGGCCAACGAAGTGCCGCCGGAAATATTGCGCCTTGCTTTCTCCAACAACTACAGCGCCAGCCAGGCCGCCATAAACGAGTTCAAAATCTATATCAACCGCGTCTGGGCGGACTGGGGCGAAACCTTCTGCACGCCGATCTATCAGGAATGGCTGATCAGCGAAAACCTATTAAGCCGGATCGTGGCGCCCGGGCTTTTGGACGCCTGGCGCGACCCCATGAAGCACGACCAGCTGGCGGCGTGGGTGTCGGTTGACTGGTACGGATCGATCAAGCCCAGCACCGACATGCTGAAACAGGCCAAGGGGTCGAAGATGCTTGTTGACGAGGGCTGGAGCACCAACGCGCGAGAAGCGCGCATCACGACCGGCACCAAGTTCAGCCACAACATGAAGCGGCTGAAGCGGGAGAACGCGCAGAAAGCCGAAGCGGCCCGCCCGCTTCTGGAGCTCCAGCGGGAGTTCGGGATCGAACGCGCCGACGCGACCGTTCAGGCGATCGAGGACGCGGTAGTTCAAGCCGTCGAAGACAGCAGGGAGACAGGATAATGGCCGCCGGTTTCGATATGCAGAACGTTTACGAAAAAGCCGTTGCCGTGCTGCAGCTGGCTTTGACCGCGCGCGGCGTGGAGTTCGAGTTCGAGTGGTACGAAGCGGCGGTACCGGCGACCACCGGCCGGGTGTTCCTCCGCGTGACAACACCGGCCGACAAGTACACCCTGGTGACGTTCCGGGAGATCCGCCACAACCAGACGCGCGGGTTCTACCGCCAATACGCAGAGGCTGACTTTTCGGGCGGCGTGCTGGATCGGGCAATAACGCCGGTCAATTTGCGGGGCGATTCCCCCGTCGGGAGCGGGGCGACCTTCGAAGTGCTGACCGGCGTTACGGCCGACCCAGCCGACGCCTTTTCAGAAATTCCGTTGTGGGGGCAGGCCGGCCCGGGCAACCAGGTGGGGCAAGGCAGCGGCCTGAACAACAGCCAGGCGTTTCGGCTAATCCCGCCGGCCGTCGTTGTTCTGCTAGAATTTGCCAATACGTCGGCGAACCCGGCAGACTGGTACGCGTATTTCAAACAATTTGAAGTTTCGCCGGATGCAATCTGCCCGGCAGAGGGGGTATAGACTATGTGGCTTCTGGCGGCAGCTGTCCGGCAAGCAATTGAACAGGCGCACCGTAACGGCGTTATCCCGTCGGCGGAGCAACAAGCGCAATACGAAGCGCGGTACGGCGATTATGAAAGCGACACTTCCCGCGTCATGGTGGTGGCCGGTGACGTGGCAGAAATCAAAGTGTCCGGTGTTATCACCAAGGCCCCCAGCCTTCTGGCCATGCTGTTTGGCGGCGGCAACGTCACTTATTCGGAGATTATCCAGGCGTTGGCGGAAGCCCAGGCCGACCCGGCTGTAAAGCGCGCCGAGATGAAGATCGACAGCCCGGGCGGAAGTATCGACGGGCTGTTTGACGCGATCGCCGCCATGCAGGCGTTCAACAAGCCGCTGAAAGCCGTGGTGCACAACCAGGCCGCCAGCGCCGCGTACTCCCTGGCCGCCCAGGCCGACGAGATTGTCGCGGCCAACCGCGCCACCCGGTTCGGGAGCATCGGCATTGTGGGGTCGTTCCGGGTGGACGAAAACACGGTCGACATTACCAGTACCAAGGCGCCAAAGAAGCGCCCAGACGTGACGACCGAAGCGGGGCAGGCCATGGTTCGGGAAGAACTGGACGCCTTGCATGAAATCTTTGTTGATTCCATCGCCACGGGGCGCGACACTACAGCAGAGAAGATTAACGCCGAGTACGGCCAGGGGGCGACCCTGTTGGCCGGCGAGGCGCTAAAGCGAGGGATGATCGACAGCATCGCGGAGCAACCGTTGCGCGTTGTGGGGTCGTCCACATCAACCACATCCGCCCGCAGCGGCGGGGGTAATCCGGAGATCGGACCTATGGACCTGAACACCTTGAGGGCCCAGCATCCCGACGTATTCGCGGCGGCGGTGCAACAGGGCGTAGACCAGGAACGCGATCGCGTCAGTGCGCACCTTACGATGGGCAACGCGTCGGGGGACATGGAGACCGCCTTGAAAGCGGTAAAAGAGGGGTCCGCAATGACGGCAACCCTGCAAGCCACCTATCTGGCGGCCGGAATGAACCGGCGCGACCAGGAGAACCGCCAGGACGACGACACTGCCGCGTCCGGTGCGGACGGCGCCAGCAACAGCGCGGAAGGCCAAGATGCAGCCGACCTCGTCTGTGGCGCTGTCGAATCAGCCCTGGGCATCGTAGGAGAGAACGACCGTGCCTAACATCACCGTGGAAAATGTCGATATCGGTTCGGCCATCCTCCAGGACGCGGAGTTCCGCGAAGACGTCATCGTCTTCGCTGGCGCCGACACTCTGGCGGCCGGAACGATCATGGCCCGGGATTCCGTGTCTCTCAAGCTGGTGCCGTTCGTAAAAGGAGGCGCCACCAACGAGAACGGGATCCCGAAAGCGATTCTGACGTACGAAGTCACCGCCGCTGGCGCTGGCGACGTACCGGTTCGTATCGGTGTGTCCGGCAAGTACCGGAAGCAGCGGCTGGTGATCGACGCCGATGGCGACGACTCCAACATCGATAAAGCGGTAATCGATCAGTTGCGCGATTACTCCCTTGTACCCATCGATGTTGACGAGCTCAACATCCTGGATAACCAGTAAGGAGCGCCGATATGAGCGGCAACATCACACGGCGCATGATCAGCGCCTACTACCAGGAAGCATCGCCTACCGCGTTCTTCTCTGGCATGTTCCGGACCCGCCCGGAGAACTTCCACACGTCTGAAGAAGTCGAAATCGACATCGTACGCAGTGAGGAAGACGTCTCCATCGTGGTCCAGGACCTTTCGACGGGCTACCGGATGAACTCCGATGACCTGTACACCAACAAGGGCTTCAAGCCGCCGATCCATAAAGAGGCGGTGCCCATCAACTCGTTTGACCTGATCAAACGTATGCCGGGCCAAAACCCGTTTGAGTCTCCGGATTTCCGGGCCAACGTGATCACCCGGATGTTCTCGGGCATGCGCAAAGTGGAGCGCAAGATCCGCCGCGCCATTGAGCTCCAGGCATCCCAGGTCATGCAGACCGGCCAGGTTACGCTGACGGACATCAACGGCACCGCGCTGTACACCCTGGACTACAAGCCGAAGGCGTCGCACTTCCCGACCGCCGGCACGTCCTGGGCGACCGCGACCCTGGCGGAGAAGATCGGCGACCTGACCGCCCTGGCGGATCAGATTCGTAGTGACGGTCTGATGGACCCGGACCAGATCGCCTTCGGTTCCGACGCATGGGAAAACCTGCTGCAGACCGACGGGTTCCTGGCCCGCTTCGATCAGCGCCGGGCCGACCTGGGCATGATCACGTCCATGGAAACCCTGGGAAGCGGCGGCATCTACCGCGGCACTATCGAGCTCGGGAACTACAAGCTGGACGTGTTCACGTACAACGGTCGGTACAAGGACCCGCAGAGCGGCGTCAGCACCCCGTATATGGACCCCGGCAAGGTGGTTATCCGGTCGAGCATGGCCCGCCTGGACGCCACGTTCGGGGCGATCCCGAACATCGGCGCGCTTCTGGGCGCTAACGGCCGCCTGATCCCGGAACTTCCGACCCGGATGAGCTCCGCAGGCGCCGGGATGGACCTGTTCACCAACGTGTGGATGTCCGCCGACGGGGAGCAACTGTTCGGGGGCGTCGGTGCACGCCCGCTCATGGTTCCGACCGCGATCGACACGTTCGGTTGCTTGGACACTCAACTTTAACCGGTGACGGGCGCGGGCTTCGGCCCGCCCTTCCCGTAGCGTAAAGAGGGCAAACGGTATGCCAAGCAATAACGAACTGATCAAAGAGGCGGAAGGGCTGGCGGGCAAGCTGGAAACTACTGTAGAAACCGCCGACCACGACCAAGCGACCAAAGCCGCGCAGGCCAAAAAGGCGGCGCGCAACGCCGGCAAGCAACCGAAGCCGACGCGCCCGCCGTTCTACGTGGCACCCGGCAAGTCGCTGACCTCGAAAAAGGGCATTCTGTCCGGCGACACCGCCGACGAAGTGAAAGCCGAGTTTTTGACCGGCGGCAAGAAAGCCCTGGACGCCTTCGTGAAGTCCGGGCACGTCCTGAAAGGGTAGCCGCAAGTGGGTCTCCGTGATCTGGCCGAAAAGGACCTGGGGCGCATCCTGGAAGACGATGCGCGCGGATTCGGTTGGCCGATCACTCTTACCGACCCGGCCGGGCTAAGCAGTACCGGCCTGGTCGGCTTTTCTGACGACATCGGGCAGTTAATCGACCCGGACACCGGCGCCCTGGTGAACGGACGCCTGGCTTCCGTGGCGCTTCGCATTTCGTCCCTTATTCTGCAAGGTTTTGCACTCCCGCGCGGCGTTGCCGACCAGGCTAGCAAGCCGTGGGTCGTTACGTTTGACGATATAAACGGGACCGCGCACACATTCAAAGTGCGCCAGGCTAACCCGGACCGGGCCCTGGGCATGGTCGTGTGCATCCTGGAGGGCTACGACGGATGACCATCGCCAGCCTGATCGACAAACAAGACACCGTGGAGATTGTGCGCGACCAGATCGCCGCGATTCTGGCGCTGGAAACCGCCGCCCAGCAGACCCTAGCCGCCGCCGCCGGCAAAGACCCGGCCCTTTGGAAATTGCGGGTCTACCAGGAGCGGGCGAACCCCTGGGAGAACCTACCGAACCGAAACGACCCGTCCGACCGTTCGCCCGTGGTGAACGTCTGGTGGGATTCGTCCTCGTTTGATATGGCCGCCAGCAACATCGTGGAGCGGCAGAAGAGTTCCGCCACTATCAACATCGACTGCTATGGGTACGGCAAAAGCGCCGACAACCCGGCCGGCGGTCATACGGCCGGCGACCAGAACGCTGCCGAAACGGTCCAGCGCGCGGTTCGCCTGGTCCGCAACATTCTGATGGCCGGGGAGTATACGTACCTTGGTTTGCGCACGGTGGTTTGGCGGCGGTGGGTCGATTCTATCGCCATTTTCCAGCCGCAGCAGGACAACCAGAACGTGCACCACGTAGTAGGCGCCCGGCTGGCTTTTCGGGTAGACTTCAGCGAATACAGCCCGCAAGTGGAGCCGGTCACGCTGGAGCTGTTGTCGGTGGACGTGAAACGCACCGAAGACGACCAGATCGTTGTCGAAGCCGACTACGATTACACGGCATAACAGGAGAGGAAACCATGGCACTTTCAAGCGCAGTCGATGCATCCGCGGTGGCCCGCGTAGTCGGCATCAAAACCCAGTTCAAAGACTTGCGGGGCGGTGGGATTCTGTTCTTGCCGCAGCGGATCGCACTGATCGGGCAAGGCAACAGCGCCGCAACGTACGACACCACCAAGTTCCAGATCACCAGCGCAAGCCAGGCGGGCAACCGCTACGGCTTCGGATCGCCGATCCATCTGGCGGCCCGCCAGCTGTTGCCGGTAAACGGGGACGGCGTCGGGACCATCCCGGTGACGGTCTACCCGCTGGAAGACGACGCGTCCGGCGTCGCAGCCGCCGGTGACATTACGCCGACCGCCGACCAGACCGCCGCCGGCGCGTATATTGTGCGCGTCAACAATATCGATTCCGAAGAGTTCGTGATCGAAGTCGGCGACAGCGTGTCGGATATTGTCACGGCCATGACCACCGCCATCAACGCAGTCCTGGAAATGCCGGTAATCGCCACCGACGCCACCCCGGGCACGTCTACCGAAGTTGGGCTGGAAGCGAAATGGGCCGGCGAAAGCGGGAACGCCTTGGTGGTCGAGGTTATCACGCCCGAAACCGGGGCCGCTTCGTTCGCCATTACCCAGCCGACCGGCGGCCTTGTGAACCCGGACGTTCAGCCCGCGCTGGATCAGGTCGGCAACGTCTGGGAAACCATGTTCCTTAACTGTTTGAACTACGACGACACGGCGGCCCTGGACGCCATTTCGACGTTTGGCGAAGGCCGCTGGGGCGCCTTGACCCGCAAGCCCATGGTGTCGTTCGTTGGCAACACCGAAACGACCGTAGCGAGCGCGATCAGCGTGTCGGACACCCGGAAGACCGACCGCACCAACGCCCAGTTGGTCGCGCCGGGTTCCAACGATCTGCCGTTTGTCGTAGCGGCCCGCCAGCTGGCGCGGATCGCCCCGATTGCCAACAACAACCCGCCCAGGGACTACGGCAGCCTCCAGGCTACCGGCCTTACACCCGGCGCGGACGGTGTGCAGTGGACCTATCCGCAGCGCGACCAGGCGATCAAGGGCGGAAGCTCTACCATCGAAGTGAAAGACGGCGTGGTTAATCTGTCGGATACCGTGACGTTCTACCACCCGACCGGCGAACCGATCCCGGCGTACCGCTACGTGTGCGACATCGTCAAGTTGCAAAACATCATTTTCAACTTGGATCTGATCTTCGCAACGCCTGAATGGGACGGCGCGCCGCTGATCCCGGACGACCAGCCGACCGTCAACCGGTCGGCCAAACAGCCCAAAGCGGCCGTGGCGGCCGTGGCGGCCATGCTGGACAGCCTGGCGCTGAACGCCATTATCAGCGACCCGGAGCGGGCCAAAGAGTCCACCCGGGCCGCGATCAACGACCAGAACCCGAAGCGGCTGGACCTGGTGACGACCGTTCAATTGAGCGGCAACACCAACATCCTGTCCGTGGATCTGGACTTCGGTTTCTATTTCGGCACGCAGCCGCTGGCGGCGTAACGGACAACCAGCCCACGGGCTTTAACTGGAGGATGTGACCATGCCGGCAACAGGCGGAAGCATTGAATCGGTAACGCTGGACGGCCGGAACTTCCCGGTCGCCGCCGACGCCGAAGCGCAGCGCAAGCTGGGCGGTTTCGAGAACGAAGTGCAGGCCAACGGCAACGGCACCGGCCGTCTTATCAAGACCCGCGTGCCGCTGTCGATCGATGGCCTGACCCTGGAAGTGGACGACGCCCGCGGGGACCATGAGTTCTTGCAGGAACTATCGAACCGCAACGACTTTTTTCCGGTGGCGATCACGTACGCCAGCGGAGCCACGTACCAGGGCAGCGCGCAGATTACGGGCGAACTGCAGGCCAGCAGCCAGAACGCGACTGCGGCCGTGTCGCTCATGGGCCCGGGCGTACTTACCCGGCAATAAGGGCAGATAGGGCATCCATGCCGGCCGGGACGCCCTACCCTTCGCCTGGTTCGCCAGGGGCCGGCACCCACTAAAGTAGGGCAACGATTATGACCAGCAAAGAGAACAAAGTGGCGCGGGAAGTCGCCGAGCAGGAGTTCGAACGGTTCGCCGAAGAGATGGACCTGGACCTGGACACCTCGTCCATGGACGCCGAAGACCTGACCGCGTTCAACAAACAGAAGGGCCGGCTGATCCGTGCAATCGAGCGCGGAAGCCTGGTAATCAACGAAAACGGCGAAGCGGTCTACACACCCGCCAACCCGGGATCGAAACACCAGGACCCCATCACGTTCCACGAACGCACCGGCGCCAGCCTTATGGCCATGGACGGGAAGAAAAAAGGCCACGACGTCGCCAAAACCTACGCCGTTATGGCCGATATGTGCAAGGTGCACCCGTCCACGTTCGCCGGCCTGAAAGGCACGGACGTTAAGGTATGCGAGGCGCTGTTCGCGCTGTTGATGGACTGATCGGGACTCCGTTGGTGCGGGCGGGGGCGGACTTCCGCCATCCGCAGCGGGGTCACACGGCGGACCGGGTGCACCGGGAAATGCTGTTGCAGGTGTGCCGGGACTACCCGGGACTGCCAGACCCGCGTACACTGAAAGCCCGGGAGATTCGCTTTTTCTACGAAGGGCTCCGGGCCGAACTACAAAAGCACACGGAACCGAAGGGGTAAAGCATGGCGGGGCGCTTCTCAGTCGAGGCAGTATTCAAAGCGGTGGATCGTGTCACCGCCCCCGTCTCCCGTATGCAGAACCGCATCGGCAAGTTTACCCGGGGCGTATCCCGCGGCCTTCGTTCTGCTAACCGCCAGGTCGACAAGCTAGTCAACGGCATGCGCCGGGGCGTCGGCCGTGTGCTCAAGTTCGGGGGCGCCCTGGCCGGCATAGGCGGGGCCGCCGTCGTCACCGCATTGAACCGAACCGCCGACAGCGCGGACGCCCTGGCCAAACAGGCGCGCCGGCTGCAGTTCCCTATTGAAGAGCTCCAGGAATGGAAGTTCGTGGCGGAACAATCCGGCGTCAGTAACGAACTTTTGGACAAGTCCCTGGGCGCCTTTTCGAAGCGCCTGGGCGAAGCTAAAGGCGGCATGGGTCCGCTTGTCTCCGGCCTGAAAAACATCAACCCCGAATTGCTCCGGCAGCTACAGGCCACCGAGAGCGTTTCGGACGCGTTCGCGCTGTATGTGGACGCAATGCGCAACGCCGACACCGCCACCGAAAAGGCCGCCCTGGCCAACGCAGCGTTTAGTCGGTCCGGCCTGAACCTGGTGAACATCGCGGACAACAGTTCCGACGCAATCGCCGCCCTTCGCCGTGAGCAGCGCGAAAACGGGCTGATCACCCAGCAGCAGGCCGAAGCCGCCGAAGCGTACAACGACGCCGTGAACAGCTTGAAACGCGGCCTGATGGGCATGATGCAGCAGGTCCTGCTACCGATGATGCCGGCGATCACTGAGAACGTGCGCCAGTGGCGGGAGTGGATCGTGGCCAACCGTGAAATGATCCAGTCCCGGGTGATTGAGTTCGCCAAAGACCTATGGGGCCGTCTGAAAGACCTGGTCGCGGCCGTCGTGGAGTTCAACGACAAGTACGACCTGGGCAAACGGCTGTCCGAAGGGCTGGACGTCCTGGGCAAGTTCGCCCGGTTCCTGGGCGAGAACGGCGCGCTGATCCTGAAAATGGTGGCCGCCGTCGTGGCCCTGTCGCTGATCCTGAAAACCCTGGCCGCCGTCATGGCCGTGGTGAACCTGGTCATGGCCTTGAACCCCATCGGCCTGGTGGTCCTGGCGATCGCCGCCCTGGTCGCCGGTATCGCGGCCGCTATTTACTGGTGGGACGAAATCAAGGCCGCCATGCTGTCCGCCGGCCGGGCGATCCTGGACACCGTCGTGGGCGCCCTGGAGTGGCTAAAAGAGACGTTCCTGGGCCTGCCCGGGCCGGTGCAGGCGGCCATCGCTCTGGTAACGGGCCCGATCGGCATGTTGGCCGCCGCCGCGACCCTGATCACGGATAACTGGGGCGGCATAAAAACCTTCTTTGCAGACCTTTGGGGCGGCGTCACGGACACGTTCAACGCGGCCCTGGGCAACATTACGGCCATTGCCGACAAGGTGAAGAACGTGGCCGGCGGTATCGTGGACCGCATATCCAGCATCGGCGGCGGCGTCGCGTCGTTCTTCGGGTTCGGTGACGACGAAGACGAACAGCAGGCCGGCGCCAACGGCGGCAGCCAGGTCGTCAGCCCGCAGGAGCGCACCGCGCGCAGCATTGAAGAGTCGCGCAGCACCAGCACGGCCGAAGTGACCATCCGCGACGAGAGCGGCCGGGCCGAAGTGACACGCGGCCAGATGGGCAACGGCGTCCGTCTGCAACCAACCGGAGGCTTTTAACCGTGCCCTGGAACGATCGAATCAGCGAAGCGGCGTATACGTCACCAGGCGGCACGCGCATGGTGTTCGACTATGAGAACGTAAGCCGCAGCACCGAAAAGAAAACCACCGCGTTTGACTTCCCGGACGCCGACGGCACCTACGTCCAGGACCTGGGGCGGTCCGGCCGGCAGTACCCGCTGCGGCTGTTCTTTTGGGGGCCGGACTACGACCTGGAGGCGGACGCCTTCGAGTCCCTGTTGCTGGAACGCGGCACCGGCGTCCTGGAGCACCCGATATACGGCACCGTGGACGTGGTCCCGTTCGGGTCGATCAAACGCCGGGACGACTTGAAGACAGCGGCCAACCAGGCCGTGCTTGAGGTTACGTTCTGGGAGACGATCGGGCTTATTTACCCGACCGCCCAGACCGACCCGGCGTCGGCTGTTCTGGCGGCCGTGGAGGCATTCAACGCCGCCCAGGCGGAACAGTTCGAGGGGGCGGTGAGCCTGGACACTGTCGGCGACCGGGCGGATTTTAAAGGTACGTACGAAAGCCTGCTGGAGTCCGCAGAAGTTGGCCTGCAGACCGTGGCCGTCGCCCAGGACAACGTGCGCCGGCAGTTCGACACGATCAACGCGTCGATCAACGCCGGCCTCGATACGCTTATCGCCGACCCGCTGTCCCTGGCCTTCCAGACCACCCTGCTAATCCAGGCGCCTGCGCGGGCCCTGGCCAGCATATCGGACCGTCTGGCCGCCTATGGCAACCTGGCGGCGTCCATCACTTCCGGCAACGGCGCGTCGGAAGGCAGCCGCCGGGAGACTAACCGCTTTCAGGCCCGGGACCTTTACGCGTCCGGAGCCGTCACGGGGTCTATTCTGTCGGTCGTGAACAACCAGTTCGAGACCAAAACAGCGGCGATCGGGGCGGCGCAAACCGTACTCGAGCAGTTCGACCAGGTCGCGGCCTGGCGTGACGACAACTACCAGACCCTGGACGCGATCGACACCGGCGAGGCGTACCAGAAGCTACAGGAGGCGGTCGCCCTGACCGCCGGGTTCCTGGTGTTCATATCGTTCAGCCTGAAACAAGAACGCCGCATCGTCCTGGACCGCGCCCGGACCATCATTGACCTGGCGGCGGAGCTTTACGGCGACGTGGACGGCCAGCTGGACTTCCTGATCGCGTCCAACAGTCTGACCGGGTCCGAAATACTGGAACTGCCCGCCGGCCGGGAGATCGTTTACTATGTATAGCGTCCGCCAGGGTGACACGTTCGAGAGCATCGCCCGCCGGGCCTACGGTGACGAGCGGCGCGCCCGTGCGATCGCCCAGGCCAACCCGGGCGTGTCGGAACCACTGGCGCCCGGCACCGTCCTGGCCGTGCCGTCCGCTCCGGGTGCACCGGCGGACCGCGCACCGCAGGCCCCGGCGGCCGTAGAAAACGAAGTGGCCCTGCTGATCGGCGGCCAGCGGTTTCGGTTCTGGTCGGATTTGCGGTTGACCCGCTCCCTGGACGCCATGGACACGGTGGAGTTTAGCGCCCCGTTTGAGGCCGACGCGCCCGGCTTCCGGGACACGTTCCGGCCGTTCAGCTTCAAGACCATGGACGTGACCGTGGGCGGCGCCCCGCTGTTCACCGGAACCATGGTGGGCGTCATGCCGGACCTGGCCAACGACCAGAAGACCATCGCCGTGTCGGGCTACTCCCGGCCCGGTGTGCTGAACGATTGCACCGCCCCGGCGTCCGCGTACCCGATCGAGTTCAACGGCCTGGACCTACGCGCCATTGCGGCCGCCCTGGCCGAACCGTTCGGGCTGTCCGTGGTGTTCGACGGGCCGACCGGATCCGCCTTTGAGCGGGCGGCCGTGGAGCCCGGCGGCAACGTCCTGTCGTTTCTGTCCGATCTGGCCCGCCAGCGCGGCCTGGTCGTCTCCAGCACGCCCGAAGGCGCCCTGCTGTTCCAGCAGTCGGCCACCGTCGGTTCGCCCGTGGCGGCCCTCAGACAAGGCGCGTCGCCCGTGCTGGGCGTGACGCCGTCATTCAGCCCGCAACAGTACTACAGCCACATCACCGGCCTGGAGGCGGTCCGCGTCGGCACCCAGGGGTCGCAGTTCACCGTGCGCAACCCGCACCTGGCCGGCGTGGTTCGCCCCATGACGTTCAGCGCCCCGGACGTGGAGGGCGGCGACATTGCGGACGCGGTCCGCGCGAAGACCGGCCGCATGTACGGCAACATGGCCGCGTACGCTGTCCAGGTCGATACCTGGCGCGACCCGCAGGGCCAACTCTGGACGCCCAACACCACAATGACCCTGGAGGCGCCCGGCGCCATGGTGTATTCGGCCTATGAGTTCGTGCTGCGGTCCGTGGCGTTCGACCGGAGCGGGTCGAAAGAGTCCGCCGAACTGGACCTGGTCCTCCCTGGGTCGTTCAGCGGCCAGACACCGGAGGCAATGCCGTGGGACTGATCGGCCGTATCTTGTCGTTCGTGCGGGCCCAACGTCACGGCGCCCAGATCAGCGACGTGAAGACCGATCCGGGCGGCGGCCCCAACGTCACGGCGGAGCATTTCGCACCCGCCGGCGACGACGCACACCCGCTTCCGGGCGATTACGTGTACGGGGCGCCCAGTCCGCAGCGCGGCCGGTATGCCGCCGTGGGTTACGTGGACCCGGCCAACCAGTCGAAAGCCCAGCCGGGAGAAAAGCGGATCTACTCTCGCAGCAGCAGCGGCGCCCAGAAGGCCGAAACTTGGCTGAAAGCCGACGGCACGGTGGTGTCGGAAAACGACATGGGCAGCACGACACTGGCGCCCGACGGGTCGTTCGAAGCGGAGAACGGCAACGGGTCGGTGACGCTGGGCGCTGACGGGTCTATACTGGGGCAAAACGCGGCAGGGTCGTTTGAGCTCCAGGAGGGCGGCAACTTCGTGGTGAATGGCGTCACGATCACCACGGCCGGCCGGATCATCACGCCGACCGGGCTTACAACGCCGTCCGCAGTAATCGACGGGGTCGAAGCGGCGGGCCATCGCCACCCGCAGGCCAACGACAGCGGCGGCAACACGGAACAAGACACAGGGCCGATGCAATGAGACAAGACCAGGGCGACGTCCTACTTTTCCAGACTACCGACGACGGGGAGATCGAAGTCGAAGACGGCCACGTGACCCTGTCCGGCGGGCTGGAGACGGCCGCGTACCTGTCTCTGTTCGGCGGCAATGAGCAAGACAGCGGCCGGCCCGACGACCCGCTGACCTGGTGGGGCAACATCGACGAACAACAGCCGGAGAGGCAGTACCGCAGCGAGACGCAGTACCTGTTGCAGTCGATACCGGCGGTGCCGGCTAATTTGCGGCGCATCGAACAGGCCGCCCAGCGCGACCTGGCGTGGTTTGTCACGGTCGGGGCGGCTACTGAGGTTAGCGCCGTGGCGACCATGCCGGCCGTAAACCGGGTGCGCCTGGTTATTCAGATCACCGCCAACGGCATCCCGACCACCATTGAATACATCGAGAACTGGAAGGCGGACGCGGCATGAGCCTGACGACACCAACAACGCAGGAAATCAACGACAACATCATCGCCCAGCTGGAAGCGTCGCTGGCTCAGACCGTGCCGCTTCTGCCCAAAGCGTTTTTGCGCGTGCTGGCCAAAGCCCTGGCCGGCGTTTTTGTGTTGATCTACAAGTACGCGGGCTTCATGTTCCTGCAGCTGTTCGTTCGGACCGCCAGCTACGCCGACACGGAAGTAAACGGCGTGACAGTCAACCCCCTGCGGGAGTGGGGCAACCTGGTGGGCGTGCCAGATCGGGCCGCCGCGACGCAGGCGGAATTGCTGATCGACATAACCGTCGAGGACCAGACCGGCTTTTTGCCGGCCAACACGCAGCTAGTCGGGCGCGACAACGGTGTCACCTACCTGACATTGTCCAGCGTGGCCCTCACCGCCGCCACCGTTCAGGCTACGGTCCGGGCGGTGTCTGACCAACAGGGCGGGGGCGGTGCCGGCACTTTGGGCAACCTGGATCCCGGCGCCGTGCTGTCTTTCGCCAACCCGCTTGCCCAGGTCGCACGCAACGCTTCGGTCGTCTCTCAGGTCGTCACGGGGGCGGACGCCGAAGCGATCGACGCCTACCGCCAGCGGATCATCGACCGGTTCCAGAAGCGACCCCAGGGCGGCGCGTATGCAGACTACGAGCAATGGGGCGAAGAACCGGCGGGCGTCATCAACGTGTACCCGTACACCAGCGAGTGCCCGGGCCAGGTCGATCTGTACGTCGAAGCGACTCCGGAGAGTTCCGGGAGTCCGGACGGCATACCGACCAGCGCCCAGCTGCAGGAGGTTTTGGGCGCCGTCGAACTGGACCAGTCCGGGCTTGCCTCCAGACGGCCCGCAAACGCCCTGGTCAACGCTTTCCCGATAAAGCGGGTCGGGTTCGATATCCGCGTTACCGGCCTTCTGGTGGCCGACCTGGCAGAAGTGCGCGACCAGATCGAAACGGCCCTGGCGGAGTACTTCGCGTCCCGCGAACCATTCATACCGGGTTTGTCGGTGCCGCCCCGCCGTGATCGCATCACCCGCAGCGCTCTGTCCGGCGTTGTGGACGACGTCGTAAGCGCATCCGGCGGCATTTTCAGCGCCGTATTTTTGGAACTGGACGGCGTCAACTTGGACTTGTACTCCCTGGGGATCGGCGAAAAAGCCAAATTGGCTTCCGTGGGGTGGGTGTAGTGCTGTTCCGCACGCTACGTCATCTACTGCCGAACGGCAGGGCCTGGCGCGTCACGATTGACAAAAACTTGCGGCGATTGTTTGAGGGGCTGGGCGACGCCGCGAACGATGCGCGACTGTTTGTAGATGATGTTTACCGCGACCTCTTCCCGCAAGACACCCGCGAGCTCTCCGCCTGGGAGCGGCAATTCGCCCTGCCCGATACCGGCCTGCTCGTTCAGGCCCGGCGCGACCGTTTGGCCGCCGCTTGGCAGGCTGTAGGCGGGCAGGACCCGCGCTACATCCAGGACACGTTGCGGGCGCGCGGGTTCGACGTCTACGTCCACGAATGGTGGGAGCCGGGCACCGAACCGGCCCCGGGCGTCCAGGGTTGTGCGACGGCCCGCAACCCACTACAGTGGATCCGCCGGGAGTACACCGACACCACCATCCTGGTGGAGTGTGGCGAAGCCCTGGCGGCGTGCGGCGAAGCATTCGCTCAGGCCGGCAACGCATTGAGCCCGCGCGGCTACCCGCTGGTCAATAAGATTATCGAAACCGTGCCGGACATCGAACCGCTGTGCGGCGAAGAACTGGCCCAGTGCGGCGAAGAACTGGCCCAGTGCGGCAACTATTTCGGGTTCCGGGAGCGCCGCCGGCCCTACATCGTGCCGAACGACCCGGACAAGTGGCCGTATTTTCTTTATATCGGCGGCCAGGCTTTTGGCACCCTGGCGCAAGTTCCTCCATCACGGCGGGACGAGTTCGAAGACCTGTGCCTTAAAATTTGCCCGGCCCAACAATGGCTGGGTATACTCGTTGAATATGTGTAGAGGGCGGACCCCATGGCTATAATCCCAGAATCGCAGTACCCGGGCAAAATCGCCCCTGCAGACGACGATTACCCCTACGGCAAGGCGCGGAACATCACGGTGCCGGGCGACGGCACCGGTACGCCCTGGGAAGCGGCGCTCGTTAACGACTTGTTCGGATTTCAGCAAGCGATACTGACGCAAGCCGGGCTGGTCCCTACCGGTACGCCTGAGAAAGCCACTGACTCGCAATACCTGGACGGGCTGAAGACCATTGTATCGTTTGCAGTCGGTAGCGTCGGTGATGGGTTCGCAGAAAAGACGGCGGTCAACGGCCGGCAGTATTTCGCGGCCGGCTGGAAAGACGGGAGCAATTACGGCGGGGGGATTTTTATAGGCCGCTCGCTGGTCAGTAAATCCTTGCACGACGGGATTAACATAATCAGTCCGACCGTACCGGGGGTGGCGAGCCAGGCAGGCGCGACGTATGCGGACCGCAGAGACGCTTTTCTCGCCGGAGTAGGAGAGACCGATCCGGCAGGGGTCGGCGTTTTCGTTCGTGAGGACGGCGCTAAATCTGCGGTAGATGCTGGCGCAGTATATGACGGGAGCACGGATAATACAGGCGCGGAGGCCGCCTTCGCGGCGCTGCCGTACGAGCCCCGGTCGTCCTTCCAACAGGCGTTTAACACTAAGCAGGACGCACGCGCGGGGGTGCTGTTCGTGTCGCCAGCGGGCGACGATACGGCGGCTAATGCGCGCGCAACCGTATCGCCAGCTGGGTACCGGTACTACCCCGTACCGTATGCGTCTATCGTCGGCGCCGCGACGGCCGCGCAGCCGGGCGACCGCGTAGTCATACTCCCCGGAGGCTATACCGAGAACGGGTCGTTAGTGTCTGGCGTATTCTATTACGCTTGCGCAGGCGTGGATTTGGTCGATTGCCGCTTCGAAGTAGCCAGCGAGCCCGGCTTCGATTGGCGCGGCCATGCTGACGTAACAATGACGACGGGCAACGTAAAGCCTATTTTCGAATTTACCAACAGTCCCGGCGCCACCTTAGAGCTACGCGACATTGATAGCCAGAATACGGTAGACCCCAACTACGTGCTGAATTTCGTTACGTCGGGGGGTTCCATAGTCACTTTCCGCAACGCCAATACGGAGCGCTACACCTTGTTCCGATATTCGGACTCATGGGACGACGCGCAAGAAAAGCACCGCATTAAAGGTACGCGCGCGGAAAGTGCCTACGCTACTACTAACGCCGGGAGCTTTACGTCGTACATTCTTGTAGCGTTGGAGGGCGCAGAGGTGGACGTAGAGTTCGACGAGAGCGCGTCGGACAAGAACCCCTCTTTTGCAGTAGGTACGCCCACTGGGAGTGTCCCGGGGTCCGCGCAGACGACTCGCGTGAATTTAATAGGCGGCCGCCATACGTCAAACTATGAGGTATGGCGGTATTTCGGAAACGCTTCCGCTTCCGTCGTCAACTATTTCGAATGCACTCGCAACGCCCGTCTTAACTCAGCAGGTCCGCGCCTCAATTCATTTGTTAATGACACGTCGGACTCAAATCTAAGGCTATTCGGGGAATGCTTCGCTAACCAAGCGGAAGAAGCGTGGGTTACGAATGTGCTCGGGTCCTTTACGATAACGGCGGAGGCGTAAGCGTGGCTACCGGAACGGGGATCCTTACTTTCGTAGGGCAGTCTAACATGGTCGGGTACCGCTCCGACCCTAGCCTCGTGTGGCCGCTCGACGGGGAAGACTACTTCATACCGTACTCGCACAATAACGCAGCGAATCGCCCCGCCGTCGGCAGCTACTACGAGCTGCAACCTATTCTAAAAGCAGATGGCGGCGGCACCGGGTTTACCGACCCAGAAATAACCGTCCCGCCGGGGTACAGTTCGTACGGTTTCGGCCCGGAGATTACCTGCGCGCGCGCTATGAACAGCTTCGGCCGTCGGGTATCGGTGGTCAAAGAATCGCTAGGGGGGAAGACTTTAGACGAGTTCTTTAACCCGCAACCGGAGGGGGCGGGGTGGACGGAGCTGTTTTTGTATTTAAACGGCCACTACTCCGCATTAGAAACAGAGCTGCGCGACCCGTACCACTTGGCGCTAGTTTACTGGCAGGGGGAGTCGGACGCAGATAACGCCTCGACGGCGGACGCCTACGAGCGGAATTTACGGCGGTTTATTACGTTCTTCCGCGCTGCGGTAAAACGCCCGGAACTCCCTGTCGTAATCTGTAAAACTTTAACGGACGCGAGCGGGGCCACGGGTACCGCCCCATTGCAGACCGTCCAGGACGCGCAGGAAAATGTAGAAAGAACCGTGCCAAATGTGAAGCTGTACGACCCTACTGGGCTTCCGGTGTATAGCGACGGAATACACTTTTGGAAGGGCGCGCACGTCACGTCGGGGAACGCCATAGCGGGCATCTTGCAGGAATTCGGGATATGAAAACCGAGATTATTAACGAAATTATCCGGGCCGAAGGCGGCTATGTTAACGACCCTAGCGACTCCGGCGGCGAGACTAACTTCGGGATTACCGAGGGCGTCGCCCGGGCCTTCGGGTACACCGGCGATATGCGCGATATGCCGAGGGCTACGGCCTTCGACATTTACGCCGCGCGTTACTGGGACGCGGTCCGGGGCGACGAGCTGGCGGAGTTATCCGCCGCCGTGACCTTCGAGGTCGTCGACACCGGCGTAAACATGGGCCAGGCCCGCGCCGTTACGTTCCTGCAGCGGGCCCTTAACGTATTGAACGTGGGCGGCCGGCTCTACCCGGACCTTACCGTCGACGGTCTCTCGGGGCCTATGACAATCGCGGCGCTTCGTCAGTATCTCGACGCCAGGGACGAGGGGGTGCTATTGAAGGCCCTTAACTGCCTGCAGGGCGCCGCCTACATCGAGCTGGCGGAACGCCGCGAGAAGGACGAGCGGTTCGTGTACGGCTGGATGCAGCAGCGGGTGAAGCTATGAAATTGTGGGACGTTATCAAGACGGTCGGCACCGGTGTCGTCCGCGAAGTCGTGCCGGGCGGCGGCATTCTGATCGACGTCGTCAACGAGTTTCTGCCGGACGAGGACAAGCTGCCTGGAGACGCGACCGGCGAAGACATAGACCAAGCCGTCGCCAAGTTGCCGCCCGAACAGCAGGCCCAGCTTTTGGCAAAAGAGTTCGATGTGGATATAACGCGGATCCGCCAAACCAACGAGACGGTCCGGGCAATGCTGGAAGCCGACACGAAGAACCCGCACACGACCCGGCCGTACATCGCCAAGGGGTCCTTTCACGTTATCGCCTTTGCAGTGATCGTCGTAACCACTACCTGGGCGTACGGCGTGATCGCAGGCAAAGAAACCATGGTGCAAGCCGTGACCGACGGGTGGCCGTTCATCCTGTCCGTTATCGGCCCGTTCGTGGTGCTGCTGCACGCGTATTTCGGCGTGCTTCGTTCGGAGCAAAAGAACCGCCTCGACGCGGCGGCTGGACGATCCGGACCGGCGGGACTCGCCGGCATGTTGTCGAATCTGATCAGGCGAAAATAGGGGGCGGGGTGACTGGAGACGACATGCCACGATTCAGCGATGCAGAATTGACCCGGCTTCGGGAAGAGTTCGAGGCGCACCGGGAGCTCCAGGAAGAGCGCTGGGAGCAGCTGGCCATGATGGTCGAGCAGAACACACAGACCACCCGCGAAATTGCCGAAAGCGTGCGCGCGGTGGCCGACAGCACCGCTGGCGTGGTTCGGTTGTACGAAGACATACACGCCGCGGCCCGGGTCGGCGCCGGGCTGCAGCGGTTTATTTTGTGGGTCGCTAAATGGGGCACGGTCGGTACCGGCGTTGCGTTTGGCCTAGACTGGGTCGTGCGCCACTTCATGCCGCCGCCCGGAAGTTAGCGCGCCTGCCTAACGACCCCCGCCCCGCCGCACCCTTTGCACTCCCGCGTCTGGCCCAGGCCAGCGTCGTACAGCCCGACCCCCTCGCAAACGTGGCACATCTCGAACTTCGCCGGCGCGCCGGTCTCCCCGCCCGTCTTGCGCATCGCCCTGTACCACTGCCGTGCGTCCGCCAACGCCGGGTCGTTGGCCCTCCCGACGTACTCCCGGGGGTCGTTGTCCGCCGCCTGGAAGTAGTGCTGCAGCCGTCGGGGGTCGTTCGGCAGGTCCAACTGGGAGACCAGGACGTCGTAGGCCACGACCGCGTACCGCAGTTCGTCCGACGTGACCGGGTCGCCCTGGCGCACCGCCGCTGTTATTTCGCTGGGTAACCGGAATATCTGGTTGATCTCTACCTTGGCGTTCATTCACAGATTTCACTGGCGACGGCGCGTGAATGCGAGCGGAGCGACCATCACGCGCCGTCGCATCGGTTGCATTCTGTTACAAAAAAAGTCCATGCGTCATATTTGACTTATAGCCTCTGATGAGTCATAATTGACTTGTGACTTGGGAATAGGAGGCTGCAAAATGAAAATGACGGTTATTCGGGCAGATGGTACTGCTACTACTCTCCGTGTCATTGATGATTTGTGGGATATTTTTGTTGCTGCGGTCGGTGATGAGGCCGCAGCCAAGGCTGAAATCCGGGACTTGTTCCGTGGTAAGTCTGATACGGTGTTGAGTCCGTCGTCAGCGGCTCGTTCGTTCATCAAGGGTTTTGTCTGTTCTCGGATTCAGACGGCCCGGCGCGTCGGGTTGTGGAATTGAATCGGGTTTCCTTTGATTAGAGGGCAAGAGAATGAAGACGATGAAGCCCGGAACTAGGCTCAACCCGCGGAGCTCGGTAGGTCACTGGGAAGGCGTGCTGCGCGACGGATCTGGACGTGTAGTGTGGTCGTGCGGCCACCTGCACAAGTGCCGCGACGGAGATTCTCGGATAAACGGCAAAGCAGCCCGCCGTTGTGCGGATGAAGCCCTCCGGCTGCTAAAGACCGAATAACCGGCAGGGCCATCACATTGCTATCTCTATCAACCATATGAGGGATGCATCAGGTTGGTGGGGTGAAGATGCCCCATCAACCATTAAATCCGTATACCCATTTCGCTTAACGTCCGCATCTCAAAAGATCCTCTTTCGGTACTTGATCATCACCTTGTCGGTGCTCGTTTCGTCCTGGCTGTTGAACGGCCGGCCGCGCGCTATGTCGCTGGTGTGGTAGAACCCGGCGGACCAGGGCCCGGACTGGCAGTAGGCGTTCGCCTCGCTGGGCGTCTTGCCTGGTGTCCCGTCGGCGTCCAGCCAGGCCTCGCCGCCGACTTCGACGTAACAGGCCGGGGTGGTCGAACAACCGCCCAGGGCGATCAGGAGGGCCGCCAGCGCGGCCGGCCGGACCATGGCGGCACCCCGGAAGAAAACGAGGTGTACGGCCCATAGCAGGAGCCGGGCGGCCTGGCAGGGCAGCCACTGGAGTGCGTAGGCGACCATAGCGTCAATCCTTCTGGTATCGGTAGTGTTCCCACCCAGCGGCCCGCAGGGGCCACCAGGACGCCCAGGACGGCCGTTCGGACATTATGGCGGCCATGGCCTCCACGTTGTATTCCGGGCTGTCTGGTGTCTCCGCACAGCCCTCGTCGTGGGTGTGCATAACGATCGGGTACCCGGCCCGTTCGCACCGCTTCAATGCGTCGAACTGGATATCCGCCGAGACGGCTTGCACGACGTTCTCGAACAGGCGCCCGCCGAACGTCTCCATGCGGACCCAGCCGACCGGGCCCTTCTGGCTGTTGCTGTTGTACCCTTCGAAACTGATCGACACGGCCGGGCCGCGACCCAGCTTGTCCTTGCAGGGCGTCAGGCGCGGCCGGTGATAGTGCAGCATGCGCCCGGACGGCAGCCGGCAGAACAGAATATCGTCGGCGACGGCGTAGGTTATGTCGTGGTGGCTGTAATGCTGGCCCGGGTTCTGAATGGCCAGGATCGCGCAGCCTTCCAGCCCGTGGAGCTCCGGCCGAAAGTCCCACTTGCCCGGCCCGCACCACTTGAACTGGCCGCCCCACATTTCGACGATTTCGGGCGACTCGTCGCGCCAGGCCAGCACGTCGGCTTTGATTTCGTCGTCGTTCTCGAAGTAGTCGTCGGCGCCGAAGTTCTTCCAGGCGTTGATCCAGCCGCCATAGCCGCCGGCCAACTCCCGGATCTTGCCCACGCCCTTCCGGGCCGGGTGGTGCACGCCGTTGTCTTTCTTGTACTGCAGGATCGTTTCGAACGGGATGCCGGTCGCGTTGGCCGCGCTGGCTTCGTATATCTTGCCGTGCGTGCTGAACACGTCGATCCGCCACTGGCACCGGGCCAGGCAGGCCGCCGCGACGGCTTCAATGGCGGAGAAGTCAACGCACACCAGCTTCTTTCCCGGGGCGGCAATGAACAGGCCCCGCAGAATGCCACACAGTACCGCGATCGGCGCGCCCCACACCCGTTCGACCCACTCCAGGCTCCCGGTGCGGACGTCTTCGATGGCCTGGACAACCGCATCGATCGTCCAGTCGTTGAGCTCACGGAACATCCAGGACCCGCAGCGGGGGCAGCCGATCGAGTCGGCGTCCTTGCCGTAAATCTTGCCGCAGGTCACGTCTTCACATTGGCGCGTCTTCGGGCCCTTGGCGGTAATGTTCTGCAGCTGGACGCCGCCAGCCGCCGCCCGGCCGGTCCGATCGGCGCCGCAGTATTTGTATTGGTCGCGCAACCGGCCGTCGCTGGATACTTGGAGGCGGAGCGACCGCAGCTTCTTGACGTTGGCGGCGGCCAGACTGGCCCGGATTTCCAGAACTTCCCGGGCGGCCGTCGTCAGGTCGGACCGTTTCAGGGTCGCTTTGACCGTGTCGGCCTGAATGTCGGGCAGGTGCAGGCCCTGGGTACTCGAGAGCCATTCGCGCATCTTCTCCGTCTCCGCGACCGACCCCACGGCGCCGCCGGTGATCCGGGACAGTTCTTGCGTGTATTTGCATTCGGCCTGGCCCAACACGTCCAGGGCGGCGTCCAGCGTTTCGACGTCCACTTGCACGCCCCGGGCGTTGATCGTCTGGTCCATCAACCAGGTGTCGAGTTCTTCCGGGCGAAGGTCCGGGATCACGGCGCTGGCGTTGTCTTCGGCGACCACGTCGAACTCGTTGTAGTCGTAGAACCGGCAGAAGTCCTCCCAGGCCGTGGCGGGCGTCCAGCGGTGCGCGGGGCGGTTCTTCGTCGGCGTGTGCGGCCGCGTCAGCTTTTGGATCAGCCGCTTGCCGTCTTTGTCCTTCTCCGGCGTGCCCAGAACCTTCGCGGCGTTGTCCAAAGAGCCCGGCACGCTGTACCGCCGGGCCTTCGCCATGGCGCACCGGCATTGCGTGATCGGGAGCACCGGCGCCCCGTGCTTCCGCGTCATGACCATGTTCCAGATCCAGAACTCGAACGTCACGTTCCAGGCTTCGATCAGGCCGCCGGCCGCGATATGGTCGTACAAGTCCTGCGGGACCGGGAACCCAGGGAACCACCGGCGCCGGCCGCGCCCGTCTTTCAGGTCGTAGCACAGCGACAGGACTTCGGTGGACGGGTGTTCCGCGTAAACGGGCGTACCGACCACCGGCAGTCCGCCCTTGCCCTGGGGCCCCATGCCCTTAACCTTGCCGGTGTGCGGGTCGATTGTGAACCCCGCCTCGCTGTAGGTTTCGAAGTCCATCGACGGGAGCACTTCGGAATGGTACAGCGTGGTGCGGATCCGCGTTCCGGCCGGAAGCGTGCACGGGTCGATCGGGTGGACCTCTTTGCCGCCGTGGTAGGCTCCAGGGTCGCCCAGAAACAGGCTGCCCGATTCGGCGTGGTACAGGGGGCGGCGTATCATGGTTTGTCGTTCCTCCAGGCTTTGACGAACCCTTCAACATGGGCGGAAAGAAACAGGCCGCCAGCGATCAGCAGCAAGCCGGCCCAGGCTGGCGCCGGAAGCCAAAGAGCCGTGACCAACAAGATGATGTCGAAGTTGCTGAACCGGTCGGACCGAAACAGCCAGTACAGGGCGCGTTTCATAGCCCTTCCGCCTCTATCGTCTCTTTGGTTAACGCCCGGGAAGGCCCCCAGATAAACGACAGCGCGACACGGGTTGCCTGCAACTTGCCGCGCCAGCCCATGGCCGGTATGTTCTCGACGTAGGTTGCGTTACGGACCGCAGCGGGGGCCGCCGATTTCACTCGGCCTTTCACCAGCGCGTCGTTGTGCGTCAGAACCAGGTCGCCGCGCATGTCGCATACCTGGCGGCCCTTTTGCTTGTAGAAGTACATGGCAGTCTCCAGAAAACGGCCCGCCGAGGCGGGCCACCGTTGGTTTACTGGTGTCCGCCCTGGCCGGGCAGGAAATTGTGCGCCTGGTTCGGGTAGCCGTTACCCTGGGGGCCGTGTCCGCCTTGCGGCTGGCCCTGGGGCTGACCATAGCCCGGCTGCTGTCCGCCTTGCGGCTGGCCCTGGGGCTGACCATAGCCCGGCTGCTGTCCGCCTTGCGGCTGGCCCTGGGGCTGACCATAGCCCGGCTGCTGTCCGCCTTGCGCGGGTGCGCCGTTTCCGCCGCCCCCGAACGCCGACGCGGTGTTGACGCCCTGGCCGAGCTGGAGGCGCGGAGCCTGGGCGGACTGAATGACCGCGAAGGCGTCCAGGCCGGCCGCGATCCCACGGTTGCCGGCGGCGTCGTAGTCGTAACAGTGGGCCAGCACATCGACCTTCTGGCCGGTGTAAATGACCTGCCCGAACTGCATCGGGTCGATCGGGGCGCCGTTCTCGTCGTAAACGTCCGGCGTTTTCAGGGTCGTCTTGAAGCTGATCACCAACCAGCCCGGGAAGTTGTCCCCGAACTCGCCCGGCTGTACCTGGCCGATCGGCATACGGCCGCCGGCGGGCAGCTGGCCCCGGAACTTCGACTGCTGCAGCTGTTTGTTCGCCAGCTGGTCGAACAGGGGCAGGTCCGGGCACTGCGGCGGGAAAACCACTTTCAGTGTCCACTTGTGGCTTCCGGCCTTCTGGCCCTGTTGGACGATTTCGGGTTGCGTCACACCGTCCCAAACGATGATGCCGCCGCAGAGTTTTACGTGTTGCTCGTCGAATTGTGGCATTACTCAGTTCCTCTTCTGAAAGGCGCGGGCGGTCCGTGACTCGTCCGCGGGTACAAGTTTCAGTGCGCCGGCTTTCCGGCTGGTCATGTTGTCCATTACCTGTTTGAGCAGGGGCCGGACTTTTGCAGGGGCCGCCGCCAGCGTCTGGGCCGGCGTAAGCACTGCATCCTTCGAAGCATCGACCCCAAACTGGGCGGCCAATGCGCGGGCCTGGGCGGGCTCTACGGACCACTCGAGGCGCCCTTCGGACGTTTCCACGGTCAGGCCGCTGTCAGTCTCGCCCGCTTTCACCCGGTACCGCAGTTCGTCTTCGATGGCGTCCAGGCGGGCTTTTCCGACCGCCAGCCCGTCGGCCAAGATGGCCCGTTCAACCGCCAAGTCCGCGCCGCTCATCTTGTCCATGCGGTACGGTTCGTTCACATAGTCGACAAAGTTGTAGCCGGCGCGCCTAGCCGCCGAACAGCCGTTGCCGCGGTTCGCTTTACAGTCCCGGCACCAAGGCCCGGTCGTCAGCGTCGGATTGCTGAACGCTTCGTGCGCCTTCATGGACAGGATGTTCCAGGAGCCCCGCAGATCGGACAGGAACCCCGTCCATTCGCGTACCGGGCCCAGCGCGTAATAGCAATACGGCTGCACGATGCGGGACACGAACCGGGTCTGCTGGTCCATGTGCCCGTCGATCTGGTACTTCTCGCACAGTCCGCGCAGATAGTCGATCATCTGGAAGCTGGTCGGCAACGCCTCCCGGTGGCCGTGCTTGTAGTCCCACAAAAACACCACGTTGCGGTCCGGAAGGTATAGCCCGACGTCCAGGGTGCCCCAGTTCTGCGGGTGGATCGACGGCATGTGCACCCGGTGTTCGATCAGCAGATAAGGCAGCGCGTCGAACCGGTGCGCGACTTCCAGCACGTCGTCAACCATGATCTGGGCGCCTTCGACCATCTTGTCGTCGATCCGCACGCCGGCCGGGTCCGTCGCGCCCAGGTAGCCGTAGCACTCCCGCGGCCCGTCCCGGCTGTCCCGGTGGTTCAGGAGCGTTTCGGACATAACCCAGTGTGCGGCCGTGCCTTCGCGGGTCTGTTCGCTTTCATAGTCCGGAACGTTGGCCTGGGCAGCCACGGAACCGGAACAGTGCCCCCACTGCGGGGCCGAACTGGGCGCAAGCGGTGCATGCCCCGACATGACTACTGCCCTGCCTTCGGCGCCAGCAGGCCGTGCAGCTTGCCGATGTTGTTGGCGACGGTCTGTGGGTCGTTGGGCGGGAACAGGTCGGGAACCTGCAGGCCGGTTTGCGTGTAGGCTTCCTGAATGTCGGCCTGTGTCAGCAGCCCGGCCGCTTGCTTCTCCGACACCCAGCCCATGAAGCTCCCGGTGTCTTGCGGCGCGGGTCCGCCTTGCCGCTGTTGTTCCTGGCCGCCGTTGCCGAACGCCGCCGCGCTGTTAACTTGGCTGGGCTGATGGTCGTCTTCGCCGCGGGGCGTGTCGGCCTGGCCGCCTTGCAGTTCGGCGAGCTCTTCGGCATACCAGTCGTCGTAATCCTGATCGGACACGCCGCGCTTTTTCTTCCACTGGCCGGACCGCTTGCCGCTGGAGTAGAACGGCTCCTGGGCTTCGCTGCAGTAGTGCTCGTTGAACGCGACGCCGTGTTGGTCGCGGGGGGCGCTATTGCCAGCAGCCGCGCCGGACCCCGTCGAGTTGGTAGAAGTGCCCGGATCCGTCGCAGTTTCGGCAGTCCGGGTCTGGTCGTTTCCCGCCGCGTGGTCTTCCGTCGCCTTCATCGGGTGTTCGGCGTAGCCATTGTCGTTGTGGCCGCTCCAGTCGTCCGGATGCGGGGTGTGCTGGTCGTCGCACGCCGTCGAAGAGGCGCCATGCGAACGCAAAGCGGCGGGGTTTGACGAGTGCAACAGGTGCACACCGCCAAATGCCGCGGAAACACGAGCCGCCAGATCGGCGTCGTCGGTTTCTATGTTGATCGTGATTTTGCTGGTCATCGGTTGTCTCCGGTTCATTTTCGTTTGACAGCGGTGACAAGTGTGGGCCATTATTTACTAAATTGTCAACTAATAATCCGGAAACATTTATGCAGCCCTTGCCGAACTCAGATCACGAACAGTTCGCCCAGGACATAGCCCGGGCAATCAACGCAGAAGACGGCGAACGGTACCGCCAGCTTATGGACAGCCGGGGCAACCCGCTAAAGCGGCCCGACATTACGCGCGGCGACATAAAGGCGATACACGCCCGGGTGCACTGGCTGGTGGACAACGATGCTTAAAAGGCGCGGCTACCAGGACCGGTTCGTTCTCGACATACAGGCCGCCTGGGAGACGGTGCGGTCTGTCCTGGGCGTGCTCCCGACCGGCGCCGGCAAGACGGTATGCTTTTCGTCGATCATGCACGACCACAACGGCGCGGCGGCCGCCGTCGTTCACCGTAAAGAAATCGTCGGGCAGATCAGCATGGCCTTGGCGAAGCTGGACGTAAAGCACCGGATCATCGCCCCGCCGGCGGTGGTAACGCGGATCCGCCGGAAGCACCTGAAGGCATACGGTAAGTCGTTCGTGGACCCGCACGCCCAGGCCGGTGTTATTTCAGTGCAGACCCTGACCAGTCCGGCCAGCGGGCGCAACCGTGAACTGCAGCGATGGCTGGCCCAGATCACCCTGGCGGTGTTCGACGAGGGGCACCACTACGTACGGCAAGGGCTGTGGGCGCGGGCCGTGGACGCCATGGCGGACGCCCGCCTGTTGTTCGTGACGGCCACCCCGGAGCGGGCCGACGGCAAGGGCCTGGGCAGCCAGGCCAACGCGGACGGGTTCGCCGACGTCATGGTCGAAGGGCCGTCGCTACAGTGGCTGATCGATCAGGGCTATCTGGCGCCGTTTACCTACAAGGCGCCGACCACCGACCTGGACGTGTCCGGCGTGGCCGTGACGGCGTCGGGCGACCTGAACACCAAGGCGTTGCGGGCCCGGGTCGTGGAGTCGCACCTGGTCGGCGACGTAGTCGATCAGTACCGTCAGTTCGCGGACGGCAAGCGGGCCATCGTGTTCGCTACGGACGTGCAGACGGCCGAAGAGATGGCCGCCGCTTACAACGCCGCCGGCATACCGACCGCCGCCCTGTCCGGCGAAACGGACAGCGGCGAACGGGACCGGTGCCTGGACGACTTCGAAGCGGGGCAGCTTCGCGTCCTGGTCAACGTGGACCTGTTCGACGAGGGCTTCGACGTGCCCGGCGTGGACGCGGTCATACTGGCCCGGCCGACGGAATCCCTGGCGAAGTACCTGCAGATGGTCGGCCGGGCGTTGCGCGTGATCTACGCGGCCGGGTTCAACCTATCGACGGCGGAAGGCCGGAAGGCCGCGATCGCCGCCAGCGAGAAGCCCCGTGCGATCGTCATTGACCCGGTCCGGAACTGGGAACGGCACGGCGGCCCGAACTGGCCGCGCAAGTGGACCCTGGCCAGCCGGGAGCGGAAGAGCGCCGGCACGGTGTCGGACACGGTCCCGCAGCGGGTGTGCGACGGTTGCACGCAGCCTTACGAACGGTTCTACGTGGCCTGTCCGTACTGCGGGCACGTCCCGGAGCCCGCCGGCCGCAGCCGCCCGGAGCAAGTGGACGGCGACCTGACCGAACTGGACATGGAGGGCATGGCCCGTCTGTTTGCCGCAATCGAACGGGCGGACATGGACGACGACGCGTACCAGCGCGACCAGATCGCCCGGCGCATTCCGGCCGTGGGCCGGTCCGCCGATATGAAACGCCACCAGGAAGCAAAGTATCGCCGGGGCGTTCTGCGGGAGCTCGTCGCCTGGTGGGTCGGGATGCAGCCGGAAGGCCGGTCGCTGGCGGAGAAGCACCGCCGGTTCTATCACCGGTTCGGCGTGGATATTGGCACGGCGTTCACCTTGAACGCGAAAGACACCGACGCCCTGATCGACACGATCAAACGGCGTTTTGCGGAGGACATGGCATGATCAACGAAGCGGAAGAACGCCGCCAGTTCAACGACTGGTTGCGCGAAGAGCTCCCGCCAACACTACGGGAGGCCGCCCTGTATGGCACGGTGCGCGAAGCCTGGTGGGTCGTCTGGAAAGGGTGCGCCCAAAAGAAAGCCGAACGGCTGGCGGAGGCCGAAACAGCGGACCGGATTAAAGCCAAGCAGGCCGAAGAGCACTGGCTGGTCGCACATGACGATCGTTGCGACAACTCGCACCGGTGCGCATCTTTTGGTGGTACCGGCCGTTGTTACTACACGCGGGACGGGGGCATGAGCGAATGAACAGTTACAGCGAATGGGCCGCCAGGCACCCGCAGGCCGCCGCCGACCTGCAGGCCATGTTGAACGCCGCCCCGTGGCCGAACATACCGGAGGGCGGCGACGGCAAGTCGGAAGCCTGGGCCCAGCAACAACAGCGCCTGAAAGTCGCGCACGCCGGCGCTATGTCCTGGCGGAACAACGTCGGGGCGACGCCGGCGAAATGCCCGGACTGCGGGGCGCCGCGTCAGCCGATCCGCTACGGCCTGGCGAACGATTCGGCCCAGCTGAACGGCAAGATCAAGTCGTCGGACCTGATCCTGGCCATCCCGCGGTTGATCCGGCCGGAAGACGTCGGGCACACGATCGCCCAGTTCGGGAGCATTGAGACAAAGCGGCCGGGCTGGAAGTACACTGGAAAAGGCCAGGAACCCGGGCAGGCGGCCTGGCTGGCACTCATTAAGAAACTGGGCGGGTTCGCCGCGTTCAGCACCGGAGACGTAGAACTATGAAACAGGTACGCATGAAACCCGACGCCCGCAAAGAAGACATCATGGCGGCCGCATTGCCGCTGGCGGAGCGCAAGGGGTACAACCGGATTACCCGGGATGAGATTGTCGCGGCCGCGAAGGTGTCGGGCCCCGTCTTGCATTACCACTTCGGCAGCATGGACCAGTTCCGGCGGAGCCTCATGCGCTACGCCGTAAAGAACCGGTGTCTGCGGGTAATCGCTCAGGGCATCGTGGCGAACGACGCCCAGGCGTTGAAGGTAGACGAGGCGACCCGCCGGGAGGCCCTGGCGGCCTTCTAGTGCAGGTCCTTGTCGGCGGGTGTCTCCGCCGCGTGCTGGGCGTCCGTGCCGTCGCTCACAGCGGCACCCGCCCCGCATCCCGGCCTTTGGGCGCGAACTTCCACCAAAACCGCTCTCTGGCCGTTCCAGACGACGGGAAACGCTCAAACGCAACCAGGTCGCCCCGTAGTTCCAGGAACCCCCACCCTTTGGGCTCTAGATCGGGCCCTAGCCGGACGCGGTGTCCGTGGAAGAACAGCGTCCAGGTGCCGGGCTTCACCCAGGCGATCCGGTGGAAGTGGTTGCCGTCGACGCGGTTCCAGAAGCGGACCCGTCGCCAGTGCGTCACGCACCCGTCCGGAGCGGCCGGCGTCAGATCGATTACCGACTCTTCGTCGTAGGCGCCTGTCAGGACCAGGGCCCGGCCCCACCGCCACGGGTGGTTGTGCAGGTGCCGTTCGCTGTCGCTGGACACGAACCGGTGCAGGTAGAACGTCACGCCGAACAGTTGGCCGACATAATAGCGTTCCAGGTACGGGCGGCCGTCCAGTTTGATCAGCCGGCACGGCAGGCCGGCGGTAAGGCAGTACAGTAGGCGGTTAATCATGGCTCTTCTCCCTCATGCAGCGCAGGAACCGGGCCAGGCTTTCGTGCTCGTTTGGCGTGGCGTAGTACTCCCGGCGGATATGGCCCCGGGATTTACGCCGGGCGCGCAGCTTGGCGACGCGGTCGGTACTGGACTTCGGTTTGTTGTCGGTCATTGCAGCCTCGACAGTAGGACGGTGACGGCGCCGTTAATGTCTCGAAACCCGACGATAGTGCAGCGAGCGCCCCGGTGGGTTATGGTGTCGCCTATTCGCATTGTGCTCTCTCCGCTTCGGTGATTGGCCGGCGTGTTTGCAGGGTGTCGGTTGCGCCGTCCGGGTAGGTGTAGATCCAGGTCGTGACCAGCACCGGGCCGTCTTCGGTTTCGTGTAGGTCTGGCACTTCGACCTCTTCGACAGCGCCCTGGTACAACGGCAAGCAAAACGCGGGGAGGGCCGCTTGCAGCCGCCGACGAAACGCCAGCGCCGCGGCGATCATGTCGCCACCCGCAACAGCTTGAAGAACCCGCGCGACACTTCGACGATCAGCCAGTCGGTCGGCCGCTCTTTCGCTTCGCGTGCGAACTTTGCTTCGTAATAGTTCATGCTTTCAGTCTCCGTAATCCTTTCCGTGACAGGTCACGATCCACTAAATCCAGCAGGTATTCCGCTTCGTCTTCATACCCGCCGGCCTGGGCGCCCCGGCTGATCGCTTCACGTTCCGCCAGCGCCATCCGGTACCACACGTTTTTAACGCCCAGCGCCCCTTCCCGTTCGCGTTGACGTTGCTTACGCTCCCGGGCCTGTCGACGCTGTTTCTCGGCTTTGGTTTCACTCATGGCGCGTCCCAGGTGTTTCGCTTGAATGTGTGGACATGATGGCACGCGTTACCGGAAACAGCAAGGGCTACCCGCGGATTTCTTTCAGCAACCGGGACAGGGTCCGCCGGCCGTGCTCTTTCGCACTCTCGTCTGGCTTCGGCGGGTCGTACGGGGCTAGGTTACGGGGCGCCGGCTTTTGGCCGTTGGCGCAGTCGCCGAAGCAATCCGGCGGGTCCGGGTCGTTGACGTCGTACTGGATACCGCACCGCGCGCAGTGCATCTGGTCGGAATGCTGGACGGCTTCGCAGCCGGTGCGGCCGCTTCCGCTGGTTCTGGCTTTCATGGCTCTTTCCTCACAATGATCTGGCGGCCCTTGCGCTGGACCGATACGTTAATCGGTTCGCCGTCGGACGCCTCGAACTCCAGGCGGACGCGGCGGCCCTTCTCGGCGTGCTTTACCGCCTCATGGGCGCATTGCCACTCTTCGGCAGTGTGCAGCCCGATCAGCAGTACGGTGTTGTGCGGCTTCATGTTGGTCGCCCTGTTGCCTGGTATCGTTTCGCGGTAGTACCAGCCGCCCGGCCGTTGTTCGACCGGCACGCCCTGGGCTTCCAGCGCCCGGGCCTTGCGTGCGTTGCACCGCCGCCAGTTATGCTGGCTCACCGGAGCACCCCGACCACGGACGGCAGGGTGTTGATCGTTTCGCACGTTTCGGTGGCGCGGCGCCAGGCGTCGGACGGGAACGCGATCCGGCGAAACCGTTCATCCAGTGCCGCCTGGGCTCGTTGCTGAGGGTAGCCCGTGTGGTGGTCGTGGACGGGCGCCATGGATCGGCCGCTGGCCAGGTGCACCACCGCGCATTGCTGGTCGCCTTCGCCGCCTTGGAACTGGTACACGGCCTGGATTTCACCAACGCCAGGCACCATGACGGACACCGGGCATCCGTAGGCTTCGCGCACACCGCCGTCGCTGGTCGGTATCAAGTATTGCCAGATCATCATGACACCACTGCTGGTTTGAATGCCTGGGCGGTGCGGGCTTCCACGGTAACGCAGAACCCGCGCCGGCCGCCCCGGCGTGTCTCACGGAACCCGGCCCGCCGCAGCCATCGGGCCGCTTCGTTCAGGTCGGCTTTGGTCGGACGGCCCAGACCGGCAACCGCCAGAATCTCCGTCGCCGTCTTGTGGTCGTCGCTGTTGCCCTGGTGGAGCTCAATCCCGGACAGGGCGTCGGCGATCGGGCTGGCGGTCCGGAAGTGCTCGTTGCGCATCCGTAGTGTCTGATCTTCCTGGGGCGTCAGGTGGCCGATCATGCCTTGCGCCACTTCCGCCGCGACCTGGGCCCATGCCTGTTGCATGTTGACGTTGTGGACGTGGTTCACGCCGGCAACGCGGATCCCCCAGAACCGGCGGTTGTCGCTTGGGTCGATCAAAAAATGGGTTTCGTTGACCGACGCGAAGAACGCGGTGCGCCGTGGGTACTCCAGGTAGGCCCGACCGTATGGCAGGCGCATTTCGTCTTTTTCCATCGACAGGAACGCCTTCAGCTTAGCGGAGTCGGACCGGCTGAACGTGCCGTCCAGTTCGCCCAGTTCGGTCAGCCAATACGATATGGCCATTTTCACGCTGTCTTTATTGGCGGTGTCCAGGATGATCGAGTCGGTCCGGAGCTCCCGCGGGCAGAGCGTGGAGAAAAACCGCGTTTTGCCGGTACCGCCGTTCGGGTCAATCAGGACGATGACGTACTCCCAGCGGTCGATAAGGCCCGTGCCGATCGCGTAGGCACCCCGCATCCACTTCCGGAACAACAGTTCGCAGAACTGGGCGTCTTCGCCGTCTTCCAGGGTGATCTGTTGCCACAGGTGCCCGACGTGGTCCTGCCCGTCCCATGGCGCCTGGCCGATCCAGTCGCGCACCGGGTTTACCGTGTGCTTGTTGGCGACGGGCATGATCATGCTGCGCACGGCCGTTGTGGGGTAGTCGTTCAGGTTCGCCAGGCTGTCCAGGTAGGACAGCGCGGCCTCTTCGTGCAGGACGCCCTTGCCGGGCATGGTCGGCCCCGACATCTGCAGCGTCTTGCCGACTTCGTCGAACTGGATCCGGACGCCGTACGCCTCGAGCATGATTTCGAAGTTGCGCAGGGTGCCCTTCGGCTTCATGTCCTTGCCCTTGGTCTGCATCGGCGCCCAGCTGGTCGGGTGCAGCGGGGTGTTGTCGTCCAGGTACTGGCCGGGCTCCGGCTTCATGCCGGGGTGTTCGGTGGTCACCGACTTCACCGCCAGCATCTGGTCCACCAGCTTACCGACTTGGGCGTCGCGTATGCCGGCATCTTTCAGGGCGCCTTTCAGTTCGGCCGCCAGCAGGGCGACCTGCAGGCCGTTGCAGCCGGCCGCGCGGATTTCCGCCAGTATGTCGGTGGTCTGGGTAATGTCGCCACCGGACTCCCGCACCCGTTCGACCAGGCCCTGGAAGGCCGTGGCGTCCATGGCGCCGTCACCGAAGGCCGCCGACGTGTCGAAGCTGGCGGGCGGCACCCACCCGGACTGTATGGCCCGGTAGAACAGCGTGGCGATGGTCGTCTTGCCTTCCGGCTTAAAGGACCCCCACTGATGCGGGATATGCTCCGGCACGTAGTTGTGCGGCGCCCCGCCGTCCCAGTATTCGCCCGCCGACCACCGGTCGAACAGGTCCATGCCGGTCGGTTCGTCGTCGTGGTAGTAGTGCCGCAGGGCGAGGCCGACCCGGACCCACTCGTCGCGGCTGGTGCCGGGGTCGATATGCCGCAGGGCTTCGACAACCTGGTCGGTGTTCCGCTCGTCGTCGCTGGGCAGCGGTACCGGGGCTTCGCGTTCGGGCGTCGCTGGTTGCTCCAGGACGGCCCGGGCGGCTGGCGGTAGGTCGGGCAGCTGTTGCGGGTGGGCCAGCGCGAACAGACCGAAGCCGACGGGCGTATAGCCCTGGCCGCTGGCGATGAAGCCCTTGCCGGCGACGCGGGTGTCAAAGCCGGTCACGCCGTCCAGGGTGTCGCCCTGGCGGGCTGGCCAGTCGCACCGGAACGCGTAGTGCTGTCCGCCGCCGATGGTCTGTTGGATCAAGGCCCGGTCCCAGTCGAGGCGGCAGCCCAGGTACTGTTCGACCGCTTCGCGCGTGGCGCCCTTGTAGACGTCCAGGTCCAGGACCAGCACGCCGGGCGGGATCGGTACGCCATAGATACCGGACGACCAGTCCAGCACCGGATCGTTGAACGGCCGCGTCGCCGCCTCTCTCCAGGACTCGCCGCGCGGAACGGCCGGGCCCTTGTCCCATCTGTTTTTCTGCGGATTGAACCGGGCCCAACAGGGAAACGTCGGGACGCCGGCCGCCCGCAGCTGTTCAGCTGGAAGCATGAGCGGTTGCGCCTTGCTGTTCGATGAACTGTTCGAGCGCGTCGCGGCGGACCCGGATTGTCTTGTGGCCCAGGTCGATGCGCAGGTGATGCAGTACGCCACCGGGCGCCAGCATATCGTAGGCGGTCCGGATCTTGACGTTCAGCCGTTCGGCCACGTCCTGGGGTGTCAGCAGTGGGTCAGTGCTCATTGCGGGTTCTGCCCTGTTTGTGTTTTGCGTATGGTGCAGAATAGTCCGGCCGCCCCTGGCCGTCAATTTCTAAAGCCGCATCGGCATGATGTACACGACCGCTTCGCCGTCGATAAAGGACAAGGCGCTGTTTTCTGGCTCCGCCCGTAGCCGCATCGTTTCTCCGGGCGTCCAGGTGTCCACCAACAACCCGGAATACTGGCTGCCGCTGAACGGCTTCAATGCCTTCGCCGCCGCTTCCAGGTAGGGCGCGTTGATCGCGATTGTGGCGCACCCTTCCGGGTCGCGGTTTGGTAGGGCCCGTTCAAAATCCGGGTACCGGCCGTCCTGGACTTCCAGCGCCAGCACGAACGCCCCGGCGGTCAACAGCAGGCCGTCCGACTTGCCGCCCGGGGCGGGCTCCAGCTTCACCCGGCTGGTGTCGGTTTGCTTGGTTTTTACGCTTTGCAGGACGCTCTTCACCGCGCCGCACTTCACGATGTAGTCGCCGGACAGCTGGCAGCCTATGAGGTTCAGCCGAACCTTGGCGATCCGGTGGCCGTCGCTCCCGGCCAACAGCAGCGTGTCACCGACGAAGCGGAACAAGACGCCGTTCAGGTAGTCCCGGACGTCGTGCGTGGCCATGGCGTGGCTGGCGAATTTCAGGGCGGTTATGAAATCAAAGGTCGGCAGCATTGCGTGTCTCTCACTGTTGGTTCAGGGCGCGACGGTGCGCGCGTTCAGCCCGGGCCAGCATGACCCGGCATTCATCGGCCCAGGCTTTCGCCGGGCCGTTCCTGTTGCCCGTCAGGCGCGCCAGCGCCCGGCGGATGTGGTTCGCCTTCTTCCAGGCTTTCCAGGCCCGGGCGTATTCGGCACGGGTGTGTTCGATCATGGTCGCGCCCCCCTCAGTAGCCTTTCAGCTGGTAGCCGTTCAGGTCTTCCCAACTTTCGACCCGCACGTAAACCAGTTCGCCGCGGTAGTTGCGGTAGCAAATCGCCAGGCACCCGTTAACCTTGCCTTCGTGGTAGCCCAGGCCGGCCTGGCGGCGTTCGAACTGTTGGAGCTCTTCGCTGGTGAGTTCTTGGAGGCTGTAGTCGTTCAGAACGTGGTAAACCTTGCTCATCGTCGTGTCTCCGGTGTTTCGTCTTAGTGTAGGTACATAATGGCATGCGTTACCGGAAACAGCAAGCCTTAATTTTGGGCCATGACGGCCAGGTCGTCGGGACTGTAGCGGCTCATGGCATCGGCTCCCAGACCACGACGCCGGCCCGGCGTGCCTCGTTAACCATGCCGGCGGTGCCCGCGCCGCCCGGGAAGGCCACGACCATGTCCGGCTGTAGCGTCAACATGGCCCGGTTGCGGATCATGCCGGCGGCCTTGCCATGAACGTGCCAGAGGGCCGGCACCGTCGCGCAGTGCACGCCCCGGCGTTCCGCCCAGCAGCCGGCCATGAAGTCGGCGCCCTTCGCCCCGCCGTGAATGATCATCGTTACGCCGTGCGGCAACAGCCCGTCCAGGGCCTTGTCGAGCGTGGCAGCGTCGGCGAAGTACCGCCCGCCGCAGACCAGGACCTTCATGGCTTTTCTCCCGGTGCGGCGTAGGGAGGCAGGCCGGCGATCAAGGCCGACATGGCCAGGCGGGTGCGGTGGTCGGGTGTGGCGCCCTCAGTCAGCCGGCGGAGCTCGTCGGCGTCCAGACCAAGGTGCGACACCAGCGCCGGGAACGCCCGGGCAAAGCTGGCCATGGTCGCGTCGTCGCCGATTTCGTCGCCCAGGTCGAAGACACGGCGGCCGTTCAGGCGTTTGACGTCGAAGCCCTGGTCGCGCAGCCACCGGGCCGTTTCGTTCAGGTCGGCTTTGCTGGGCCGGCCGTCGCACAGCCCGACGTGGGCCAGAAACTCCGTGGCGGTCATGCGCCCCGACGGCAGGTCGTCCAGGTCGTCCAGCTGATCCGACAGTGTGCCCGTCTCCAGTTCGCGCACCCCGACGTTGTAGACCTTCTGGGCGGAGCGGTACCCGCGTTCGTACCCGCGGCCCACCAGCCACTTGCCGGCCGCGATCACGTCCGACCGCGTTGCCTCATAGAACCCGATATCCTCCAGCAGCTCGGCGGCCGTCTTCGGTGTGCCCGGGACCAGGTCGGCGGACTCCAGCGCTAATAAAACGGGGCGTTTATTTGAGTCGGTCCCGGCGTGCGGTTCGCACACAAGGCACGGGCGGGTCGGATCGGCGGCGGGGAACTTGCTAATTTTACGCGTTGATCCACACCGCCGGCAGGTCGCGCGCATCAGCCAGGGGTCACGCGCAACGCACGTTTTGCAGAATGGCGCCAAACCGTCGGGCGCTGTCTCCAGCGGGTCGAACTGGTCAAAAGCCAGTGTGTGCGTGCATTGCGGGCAATATTTCGTGTTGTGCCCTTCGGCGGGGGCGTGTCTCAACTCACTCATGGCCTACCCTCTAAACAGTATAAAACAGATTATTTATTTATTACTTACACCACTACCTTACACCAATAAATATAAAGAAAAAAGTCATGTATAGGGTATAGAGAAAAGTACAGTTGGGACACGCCACACCGGCAGGGCGCAACCCGTAATAAGTCGTCCGGCGGTTCGTCAGTACGGCGTGCTACACTTGACGCAGCAACGCAGGAGGTGGAACCCGTGTTCGAGATAGACGCCCGTGACGTGAAAAAGTACGAACAGGATTTAAAGAACTTCGCCGGCCAGGCTCTGCCCTATGCCAGTCGGGCCATGCTGACCCGTGCGGCGTTCGATAGCCGGAAAGAAGCGCAAGGCAACATCCGGGAGAAGATGACGACCCGGAACGCCTGGACCGTGGGCAGCGTCCGGGCCGAGCGGGCCACCAGCCTCAAGGTGCGCCAGCAGGAGTCGAGAATGGGCAGCCTTGCGGCGTACATGGAGACGCAGGAGTTCGGCGGCCTGGAGACGGGCAGCGGGAAGTACCAGCCGATCGCCACCAGCTACGCAGCGGGCCAGGCATGGGGCACACGGCGCACGCGCTTGCCCAGGAAGCCGAACCGCCTGCAGGCCATACAGCTACGCAAGCGCACGGGCGCGGGCCTGTCGAAAAAAGCCGCCAATCGGGCCGCCATCCAGCAGGCCGCCCAGGGCGGCAACAAGTTCGTGTTCCTGGACCTGGGCAGGCGCCAGGGCATCTTCAAGGTGACGGGCGGCAAGCGGCGCCCCAAGGTGAACATGGTCTGGGATATGTCCCGGCGGTTCGTGCGCATCCCAGCAACGCCAACCATCGGCCCGGCCGCCCGCACTACGCAGCAGCGCATGCCGCAGTTCTACGCCGAGGCGCTGGTGCAGCAGCTCCGGCGCCGGGGGCTACTGGGCTACCGTTGACACCGTGGAGGCGCGCCCCTACAGTACACCCAACTAACAAGCGGGGTGCGCTATGATCGGACAGGTGTTCAAGACAGAAAGCTGCGGGGCGGTTGTCGTTTCAGACTACAAGAACCGGGAGAACGTCACGGTGGTGTTTGTCGATACCGGCTACAGCCTGACCACCAAGAAAGACGTCCTGGTGCGCAGGGAGCGGCCCCGCCTTCGTGACCCACTGGCCCGCACGGTGTTCGGCGTCGGTTTCATCGGCGTCGGGCCGCATAAGGCACACCACAAAGGGCAAGACACCAAGCCGTTCAGCATTTGGCGGGCCATGCTTCGCCGCTGCTACTACCGGGGCGGGGCGCACCGGCAGGCGTCGTACGATGGTTGCGCCGTTGATCCTGTCTGGCACAACTACCAGACCTTTGCCGCTTGGTTCGTGGAGCACTACCCGCAGGACGGCCGCCGCTACCAGCTGGACAAAGACATGCGCGTGCCGGGGAACAAAACTTACGGCCCGCAGTACTGCCAGTTCGTCACCCAGCAGGAGAACCTGGCAGCACGGCGCGGGCGCACTGCCTCCAGGGTTTAACGGGTCCTGTGGGAGGGTGCCGGGGGGCCCGCCGTTTTGATTCAGCCG